AGGGAGGCTCACCACACCGTCCAGCGTGCTCACAGCTTCCAGCTCGTCCACACTCTGGCTGTCAGTCTTTATCTGATTCACCACATCCTGGACCAGTTCCTTTTTCTCTTCTTCTGTCAGTGCCATAGTCATTCGGTTTTGTTGTTATTGCCTATTTGTTCGTTCAATCCGTCAATGAAGCCGGGCACACACAGTTGCTCGGCAACAGTGCGTATCAGTTGCACCTCCTCATCGGTGTATTCAACTGCACCCTTATTCTCGTATATCTTCAGGGCGAGGGCATGTGCCTTGATGCCGTTCACGTTGTTGTAAATCATGTCCGCAAATGTTTCGCGCACATCCATTGGCCGTGCCACCTTGCGACTGACCGATGTATAAACATTGAAATGCTCGAAGTCTATCCTTTTCATCGTATCTCTGTTTTTAACTTGAATGATTCAGTATCTGGTATCGGAAGCCGTCCACCTTGCTAATGAGCACGGTCACGCTGTCACCTTCCGCCATTTTGTAGTTTGTGAGGTTCTCATTGTGGTCGTAGATTCCGTCCAGCGTTATGGGTAATGACCCAGCACGCACCCGGAATGTCACAACCGTGGCAAAGTCCTCAGGAAGTTCGGTTAATCCGAATTTTTCAGCCACTGATGACTCGCTTGGAAGCGTTACCTCCACGCCTGACGACTTATCTTTCTTGAAGTACATCAAAATCACGTTGGCCTGCGAGAAATCAACCGAATAAGAAGTCGCATTCGGGTCAAAGGTCAGTATCTTGGCCTTGGTGTTCACAAAGGACGGTGCCATCAGCGCAGCATTTGACCAAATACCGTAGTTCTTAGTTCCGCCTGATACATGGATAAACAGACCGTAATTCGCTTGGTCCAAGCCATAGTTCCCATATGTGTTTGGGTGTTCATTTACGATACGCCCGGTGGCAGTGAACGCACCGCCTGCCGTTCCCGGTATTACATCGTTGCCGAACATCACATAGCCATCATTACCACCCACACGGAAGAAATTGCTATATATGGCAAGGGAACCGCCTTCACCGCTCTGCGTGGCTTCCGATCCGATACGTCCGTTACCAATGGTGAAGCCGCCTATGGTGCCTTTATATGATTCTATTTCACCCGTAAACTTTCCATTCTTCGCCTCAATGCTGCCGTCCTCCAATATCTTAAAGTTCTCATTGGCGGTTACAAGTCCCTCCAGCTGTATATTTGATGCCTTTATCTTAACGCCGTCCTGACCGGCACCGACAAAGGATTTCAGGTTGCCATCCACATCGATTGCATACAGCCCCGACACCTTGGAGGTAACGATTAAGCCCGTCTCTTCCAGTGCCCGCTCATCCTTGTCATACACAGCTGCCGATATTTTCACCAGTCGCTCCGACTGCTCGAACAGCGTTTTGTACTTGTACGTCAGCGCCTCTATCTTGTCCGTGCTCAACACCAACATATAAAGATAGATGTCTCCGTCAAACGCCAGTTTGAAGTCACCCGTGCCGTTCCACAGTCCGCTGCAGGTGTATTGCACATAGCCGCCGGTAGCAGCGATTTCCTCGCTTACCTCCATACTGTTGAAGTCCGCAAAGCCCGTCTTGTCAACATTCTCAAAACCAATCTTCAGCGTGCCTGCCTTTGCGCAGCGATAAAAGAAACTCAGATACACTGGCAAGGCTTCCTTCTTTCCGGCGCTGTTTGTCGGAAAGGTCGGCACAAAGCGTAGATTCTCATGTTTCTGGCGGATATACTTGTTGCGTATCCGCACCACCTTGCGTCCCATGTCTGTCACCACGCTCGCACCGTCACCCTTCTTCGATAGTGCTGCGCCATTGGCCCATATCCACCTGTTGCCGACAAGAAAGAACACCGTCTCATTCTCCGAGTTCCACTTCTCCAGTCCCGATGCAAACGTCGGGTTGTTCAGGTATCCCTTTTCGCTTAGGAAATCATTCCTCACGCTGTCAATCGCGCTCTGCACTTTGCCCTCCGTTATCTCAAAACGAGTCTTCACGTCCTCACCAGTCTCCAGCACGAAGGTTCCCTTCATATAGGCGTTGTCTGCATACAGTCCGTTGCCCCGTGGTTGGCGGTCTGCCGGAAACTTGTCGTCCTTAATGCCGTCCAGGTTACCGAGCCTTGCACGCAAAGCGTTGTCAAAGGTCTTGCCACTCACACCGTCCATCACATCAACTCTCGGCTGACCGTCCTCGGTGGCCGATATGAGCACCATATTCTGGCGGTCGGAGTTCGCCGTGTTGCCCATCAGCACACACTCATCACCCTCCTTCGGTTCCACGTCCTCGAACTCCTCCTTCACCACCACGATGCCAGTCTCCGTAACATCGGTCACTTCCACCCAGTAGCTCCGCATATCCTTGCCCGTGAATGTCTGGCAGCGCACCAGGTCGTGCTGTACAAACATATTCTCCTGCTCGAAGGTGATAAGATAGTGCCCGCCCGATTCCTCCACGGTCTTGATGCGTCCGTTGGCCGCGCTCACGCATATCTGACCGCCCACACTCCTCACCTTCTCGATGAGCAGCTCCAACACGGCCATCGTATGCCTCACCGTCAGTTTATCCACCGTCAGGTAGGTACGCCCATCCTCACCTTTCCACAGTTGAAACCCTGCGCCCAGCAGTCCGTCCACAAACTGCCCCGCGCTCCTTATGCTGTCCGAGGTCACGGAGTCAAAGGCCACACCATCAGTCTTTCTCACTGGCTGATTCAGATAATCATCAAACTCATGGTAATCCCACTTATCTGCATTGTCTGCTTCCTTGGCGTGGTCCGCCTCCAGTGCATGTTTCGACTCATCTGCGTTCACAGCATGGTCTGCCTCCTTTGAGTGGTCAGCTTCTATCGCATGGTTGCTGTCCTTGGCATGGATAGCCTCCTTCGCCAGTTCTGCGATATCTGCCTTGGCCGCATGCGCAGCCTCCTTCACTGCCATGCCGCCGTAAGCGGTGCCGCTCGTTCTCAGTGCCGACGTACTGCCCTCGTTCTTTGGTTTCTTTATTACCTTGATGTCTATCATTGCTCAATCTCCTTAAGTGTCATTTCTGCATATCCTTCCTCAAGGTTGCGACTGATGCCCTGCACGAAGAAGGTTTTATCCATCATGGGATGGCGATAGTGAGCGAACAAACTCACGATGCCACCATCTGTATCCGTCAACTTCTGCGTCATAACCACCCTTGGTGCATGCCACTCTTTGTAATAGTAGTCCACATACAACTGCTCAGGCTTAGCGCTCATACCCCTCGAATAGTCATATACCGCCAACAGTCCCTCTCCTGTCAGCGTGTTCAATGGGGTGCTCATCTTCACGCTGTCCGTCACGTCCAACGTCTGGCACTCCGCAGCTGTAAGTGCTGAGTTTATCTTCATTTCGATGTCGTCCTTCACGTTCACAAAGCTCTCCTTTGTGTCGCTCATGTAAACGAGGTCGTTATCACCAGTGTTGTTCACCAGTCCGTTGTCGCTGTATATCTTCACTTCAAACTGCTCCACCATGATACTACTCACATGCGCCAGCAGCGGTATCGTTGTACTGTTCCATTTCGTGTGTCTGAACCACGTCTTGTGCCGTCTCGTCACCACGTCCCACAATGCGTTCACTGGTCCCAGGATCATAAACTTAACCCTACCGCTCACTTTATCTGCCTTCTTGATTGGTATCGCTATGCCCTCTGCATCGATGCCGAGCTCATAGTTCACGTTGTTTTGCAAATCGAACTTGGTACCAACTATCTTGTCACCGATTTTCGGGTCAAAACCTATCGTAAAACACTGCTGGTAGTATTCGTCCTCACTGGAACACTCCTCCAGCGTTTTGTACTTCCGCCACTCGAAGTCCGTCACCTGTCCTTCTGTGCCTTTTTCCACAACACACTTATCCCCTATTATCAGCATACATGCCAGCACACCAACCTTTGATATGTGGTCGCTGCCGTCTCCAATGGCACTATACTTGAACTCATACAACTGAGGACCGGTATCCGTAAACGGAACAAAGCCGTGGTCTGTAATTATATCCCAGGTAGTCCCCACATTCGGGGTCTCCGTCGCCCACCACTGCTGCGTGTAATAGCGTCCGTCACCATTATTACGACTCGGCACGGTCTTGTGCCACCATGCGTATATCATCGAGGAGTAGTGTATTTGCGCGTAGGTGTCCGTCAGTTTCATCACTGGGTTCAGCACCAGTTTTCCGCTCAACACGATATAGTTAGTCGTGCCCTCGTCTGTAGGTGAAAAGACGCCGCCCGTCATACTGCCGTTATACACGGCCCTCGGTATGTCTGCCTTTAGTGAGTTGGCATTCGGATAGGTGGTTGCTTCCTTGTCGTCACAGTTGCCGTTCACACTCACCACCAGGTAGTTCGTCATTTCCACTTTCGATGTCGGAGAGTTGTCCTTACCATCCGTTTTCTTCTCCACCTTACCAAGAGCCATGATAGCAGCGCCTTGGTTCTTCGCCAAAAAGTTCGGCAGTAAATGTTGGTTTCTCCCCTCACTACAGTATTCCTCCATCAGATTACCGCTCCCGCTCTTTGGGAACAGCCACTGACTGTTGTTCATCATCTGCACATACCAGTCAGTCACGCAGCCACCACTATAGGAGGTTTCCTGTCCGTGAGTCATAGCATCAAAGGCATTTATCGCTTTCGTTCCCTCTCCGTCACTACTGTATTCCGTCATGTACTTCTGCTTGTTGCTGAATGGACTTTTCAGCAGATCGTTGTCCAGCGGACTCTCAATCACGCTCTCCATACTCTCCACCTTGGCAGTCAGCATAATTTTATTGTACACCTCGCCTACGCTTATCGTCGTATCCGTGTCTGTCACTAAACCAGTCACGATGTCCGTTGTCTGCCGGGCTGTCGTCACGCTTGCACCAGTCAGCAAATCTCGCCAGTAAATGCGTTCGTCGCCCTTTACGCTCTCCCAGGAGAACAGATAAAACGTGAACCCATCTTGCACAATGTGAAGGTTCAGGTACTTCAGTATCTCCTCCAACACCTCATCCTGCTGCCATACGTCATCCTCCTCATCCCCCATAAAAAGCAACTCACTCACCGTCAGTTGCCCAAATATCGCATAGCGGTTACCTGCCAAATCATCCACAGCCTTACTTCCATCATATAGGTAGCGCATGGCATTACCACCCACGATGTCAAGCTCAGCCGTCACACCGCCCAAAATTTCTTTCAGCATCGCCAAGAATGTGCGTTGTTCCGCCTCCGCCTTTACTACATTATATAGTACACCGAGCGAGCCAACATCACGATATTTAGCATACTGCAATGCCGTCAGCGCATCGATGCAGCTCAACTCTATCTCGTCAAACTCCTCGTTGTAGCCCTGCGAATAGCTCTGCGGTTCGATAAATCCGGCAAAGAGACATTCCCCCTCACGGTAGATGTTCACCACAGCGTCACGGCATGAGGCACAAAAGAAGTCCGGCACGAAGTTCCGCGCCAGAAGGCGTACAGTAGCCTGCTGGCAGAGCAAGTGGTCAAACGTATCGTTCACTTGACTCGTCAGTTCCACTGGATCATCAGTAAACGACAGTTCCCCATTCTTCTCACCAATGACAGTTTCCTTAGTACGGTCACCACCAGTCAGTATATGCACCTCGATGCGCTCGTTCTTCTGGTTGTAAAAGTGTCCGTGTAGATACATGCTCCTTATATTTTGATATTCGTTCCTTTTCTGTTTATTCTCGTCTCGTTGGCAAGCACTGCCACAAGGTCGCGGCCTTTCACCTTCAGTTCATAGATACCGCCACCTCCGCTGCCATTATTGCCGATAAGCGACTTCAGTTTGTTCAGCGGTGCTATCACCTCAGGGTTGCTCTTTGCCCCGGCATACTCGCCCATCAGCGCCAAGGTCGGTCCGTACACGATACCGCCGTTGGCAAATGGGGTAACGGCCACCGATGCCACAAGTCCCTGCATCATGCCGATAAATCCGGCTGCGATGCCGGCACCTGCAAACGGGATGTAAGCGTGTGCCGCCATAAACTCCGAGGCTGCCAACTCACGGTATGCCATAGCCTCTGCCTTCACTGCTGCCATCGTCGCTACGGATGCCGCCACCTCTTCGGGGGCTGCCGCTACCTTTGCCGTAGCTGCGGTGGTGGCCGCCACTCCGCTTGCCGTGGTTACGGTATTGGAAATACCTGTCGCAGCGGTCAGGGCATCAATGATTGATATGACACTATTGACACCCTCGTATATCTGTATGGCTCCATCCACTATGCCCGTGATGGTCTGCCAGGCGTTGCCGTTTCCTTTTAACGCTTCGGTAATGCCTTCGACACCACCGCCAATACCTTTTATTCCAGCCCACGCATCGCTGAATTTGACGCTGCTCTTCTTCAGTACTTTCTCATAGTTGCCCCATGTCTGAATAAGTTTCGTCACTTCCTTACGCTGTTCATCGCCAAGCGGATTCTTGGTATCATCGAGCATCTTCTGCAGCGACCTTATTTTGTCTTGGATGCCTTCAATGCCGATGAGTTCCAGTTCCATTCTCAGTTTCTTTCCGCTCATTCCGCCAAGGTCGGCTGTTTCCTGCTGCATGGTTGGCAAGTCCACCATACGGTTCATCGCATCACGTTTGGCTTGCAGGGCGTTGATGGTACGCTGGATATTCTCCACCTCCGCACCCGTAGCCTTACGTTGCCGTTCGCTGTAATAAGAAATGGCCTTGTCAAGTTCCTCCATCGAGTTCAAACTGCCGATGGCTGCCGGCTTATCCATTGCAGAAAGCACATCGTCCCATTTGCCACGAAGCCTTTCCAGTTCCTTGATTTGCTTCTGTATCTCGATGCGCTCTGTGGCGGTAGCGGTCTTCAGTTTCTTTTGATAGAAGGCCAACTCGTTGTCAAGTTGTTCGTAGGTATGTATCTGGTCTGTGGCAAGTGCTGCGTGCGAACTGTCCTCGAATGCCGTTTTAAGGTCGTTCAAACGCTTTATCTCCTTGTCTATCTGTGCAAGGTTCTCCTTTGAAGTCTTGCGTCGCAGCTGTTGCTGGAACTGTATCTCGGCATCTATTCCTTCAAGTGTGTCGAGCGACACCGTGTGGTCGGCAGCGTCTATCTCCTCCTGTATGGTTCTCTGAAGTGCCTTGTATTTGTTGATGAGTTCCGTGAGAAGCTTTATCTTCTCGGTGTCCTCCTTGTTCGTCTTCTTCAGCCGAGCCTCATAAATGGAAATGTTCTTGCCTACATCTTCAAGTGTTTTCGGGTCAGTTATTGGAGTATCGTCCGCCGTTACCTTTGATGTCGTTGTGGTTTTCTTCGGTGTCGTTTTAGTTGTGCTGATACCTTGCTGTTTCTTGTCATTATCCTCTCGCTTTTTCTGCTCCGCCTTCAGTCTGCCGATTTCTTTATTCAGCCTTGTGCGCTCTGCCTCATTGCTGCGCGAGGTGTTCTTCAACTCGTTTTCAAGTTGGGTGATATTATCCGTCAGATCTTGGTCTGAAACATCTTTCAAGTCCTTGCGCGACAAATCTACAGACTTCCTTGACGCATCCAGTTTCTTTTGGGCACTCACCATGTGGTCTATGGCGGAATCATACTGCTTTTGCAAAATGCTGATTTCGCCAGTGAGTTTGTTTATCTGCCCACCAAGTTGGTCATAGTAGTCCTTTCCGCCAGCTGCGTTCTCATAGTTGTAGTGTATGTTGCCGTTGCCGTCCCAATACTGCTGACCGAGCTGATAACGCTCACTTTCCTTGCTTTCCTTTTCAAGTTGCTTGGCAGCAATTTGGGAAGCCAATACTTTCGCCTGTGCCTCATAGCCTATCTGCTCGCAATACACCTTGCTCTTGGCGATGAGCGTGTCATACCATTCCGCCGCGGTACGGTGATAACCGAAACTCTCGCCGTACTTTTTGTTCAACTCGTCCACCTTCTTCGTGGCATTCTTGTGGCTGTTGATAAGCGAGGCGAGCGAACTTACCTCCATGTCGATTCCCGCCTTGGCATTGGACGAGGCATTGCTGAAGGCGTCAGTACTGTCTTTCAGAATGTCCACGTCCTGCGCAGCGTCCTCCGCCTCGTCGCCCATGGAACTGAACAGGGTGATAATGCCAGTGATTATAACCGATATTCCCATGGTCAAGGCTGCATACAATGCCGTTACAGCCACCGTCAGGGCTGCCGTGCCAGCCGTTGCCGTATATCCGCTTGCCGCCAACATGTTCTGCGCCATAGACACCATCTTCTCATGTATGGCCAATGCCGTTGCCTTGATTGTAGATATGGAGAAAGCTGCACTCAGTGCTGTCAGGGAGGTTACGAACTTGCCGACGCTTGTAACGCATATCATCGTCTGCGCAGCTATGGTAACAAACGGCATCGCCCCCTGCACAAGTCCGCCGAGTTGTTCCTTGATGTCGCCCAACGTGTTCTCCAGTTGCTTCTGCCGTCCGGCATCCGTCTTGGCAAGTTCCTCGTTCATGTTTCCAACGTTGGCCGTAATGACCTCGGCAAGCATGGCAGCACGCTCACTCTCCGTACCGAACTGCAGTACCTGTTTCTGTGCCTCGTCAAAGGTGATGCCGACACGCTGCAGCACTTCCACCTGTCCCTGCATCGCCTTACCCATCATGTTGCCGATGCTCACGGCATCCTGATTGGTGGCGTTCAGTCCATTCTGCTGGGCGATGAGGTTGTTCATGGCGGGGATAAGTGTGTCAAGGCTTTGCTTCTCCTTCAGGAACGTGGCCATCTGCTGGGCACCGCTCAACTGCACCTCGTCGCCGATTACGCCCATTTCCTGCTGGGCGGAGCAAAATTCCTTGATGCTCTGTATATCTTCGTTGGTGCTGTTCATACGTTGCCGCATGATGGTCTCCAACTGGGTCTCTGCCACGAGTTGCACCTGGTAGGCTGCGGTAAGGTCTGCCATGACACTTTGCAGATCACTGATGGAGTCCTGGAGTACATCAATCGCTTGCGATGCCTGCGACCATGTGAGGATGTCGCTCTTCAGCCGCTCGCTCTCGTCCTGCACGCTCCTTATGACCCGACCGAGTTCTTCGGCATCGGCAGTAACACGCTTCGCACTGCCGTTGTCGTTGATTTTTATTATAAAACTGACCTCTTTTGCCATATTCTCATTTTTATTGTTTACCTTTGTGGCGGATACATTTTTGAACAACTTATGAGCGTAAACTTGAAACCCATACACGACCTTATCGTGCAGCACCCTTTCGCATCGGTGCTGACGGTGGCTATTTGTCTTGTGGCTTGTTTACCCATATTCTTATATGTCGTTACCAAAATCGCGGCCCTGATTAAATTCTTCAAAGGCAAATAATTGTTTATTTCAACCCTGCCGCCGCCTTTGCTTCCCTGTATCTGCGTAGGGTGTCTTCTTTGTCCATCTTCACTTCATTTTCCGACTTCTGCTCCGTCTCCCATGGAAATGACATAATGTCGGAGGCATCGAGCGTTTTCTTTGAATAAGGCTGCAACGTGCAAAGGCACTGCATGCGCAGACGTTCCCATTCGCCACGATCACGGCTTTGCTGCATCTCATTCCATGCTTTCCATGCTGCATAGAACTCAGAAGGGGTGCATCGGCAAAAGTCATCCATACTCATTCCAATGCACCCCATCGCTATACCGAGCAACTGTTCGATGTCGGGGTCTTCTACACTTTCCCCATCCTTTTTTTTTCAGCCGACTGCCTCACCTGCTCATTCCAATCATTGAGAACGTCTGGTGTAATGCTGTTGCAGAAAGTCTCGAAGTCCAGAGGGAACTCGGTGCCTTCCGCCTGGCTTGCGCACTTCACGCAGCACCACATCAGCATCAGCAGTTCTTCAAGGTCGTCCTGCTTGATTTGGCTCACATCCTTGCCCGTCTCTCGCTTGAACATGAGAAACGCTCCCATGACAAAGCCACAGGGATATTCTTTCCCCTTCAACGTTATCTTTATCATAGCTTATTCCGGATTTGATGCTTCACTAAGGCCATTGGCCACTTTCTCAACCTTGCCGCAGTTTTCCAACTGGAGGCTGTATTTGGCATCGTCACCGGCCTGTGCGTCAAGTTCCAGCGAGGTGATGATATACTTGCCCTTGTAGCCACCGGTTGTCTTGCCGGTACGCTGGTCGCCATCGCGCAGACTGTAACGTCCGTCTATGGGTTCACCATTGAGTTGCATGTCCTTCAACTGATCGTAGGTCGGGGTCTCGGTGTCGCCATCCGTGAGGACACAGCCCTCGGCTGAAATGCTCTCGGAAAAACTCTTCACGAACTTCTCTTTCCACTTGCCGCTTGCTGCCTCCTTGGTTACGCGCTCACCAGTCTCCGTTGTGGTTGTCACCTTACAGCCAGTGGAGAAGCCCAACGCTTTTTCACCGACGCTCAGAATGAGATTGGTTCCGTCTAAAACACTTTTTGCCATATCTTTCTTGTTATGATTGTTAATACTATGCCGGTCGCCACTCCGACAATAAAGGCGATGAGAAGCATCTTCCACGGATTTGAACTGCGTTCTTTTTCCGTTCTGGCTTCATTCTTCTGCTGCTCCAATGCTTTCTTGTAGCTCGCCATCTGGCGCTCATAGTACTCGCACTGGCGTTGCAGACTGTCGCAAGTGGCATACACCACGATGATGCCACCTTTGTTCTGCACGGTTGCGCTGGCTCGTCCGTTCTTGGCTCGGTACTCTGCCTTTTCGGGCAGGTTAGTCAGTTCCGCCAGAGGTATCTCCAGCTTGGCTTCCTCCTGTGGTACTGTCTCCGTCCATGTGTGACGCACCTCGCTCTGGAGGGTGTCCGCGGATACTTGTTTCACGCTTTCCTCCGTGGCCACGCTCGCTTTTCGGCTTGTCGCGCAGCCCGACAAGAACAGGGCAATCATCATGATGCTTGCAACTGTTCGCAGTGTCGATAGCCTTCCGAAGACGCGCCATCTCGCGTTTCGAGGCTTCGAGGTATCTTCTTGTCTCATTGAGTTCTTCCTTCAATGGTTTCACGATGTTCTCTACCAAGATACGGGTGGCATGCTCGGCGTTGTCCATACGCACCGTCTCGGCATCGGCTTCCGCCTTCATCGATTCCGCTTTCGCTTTCCTTATGGTAGCCCGCAGCGTGCATATTGCAACAATGGTAGCCACCAGACCTCCGCCAAGGAGGACGTTCAGGACTTCGCTGATATTCATGCCATCCATATTTTTACTGTTGGTATATTCCTATTGACTTGAGCCACTTGGCTACATCGAAGGCTGGGCAGGCTTTATTTACGCCTGGAAGGTCGCAATGACCTACAATCTTGATCTGCGGAAAACGCTGATGGAAGTTCCGCACATAGTCGGTCATCGCCTTCATCTGCGCAGGGGTGCGCGTGTCCTTGGGATGCTTCATATCCTTGGTGCAGCCACCGGCATACACCACATGACGGCTCACACTGTTGTAGCCCTTGGCACCGTTGGTCACTTCCCACGGATCGACCTCCGCATCTTCGTTGTTATCGACAAGGCGTTCCACCTTGCCGTCCAAGTGTATCAGGTCGGTATAGCCTACCTGCTTCCAGCCACGCCCACCCTTGCTTACTGGGTCAGTGTGCCAGTGGCGTATCTCATTCGAGGTTACCTCACGGCCTTCAGGGGTGGCTGTGCAGTGTAGGACTAAATACTTCATTCTCGCCATTACGCTTCAGCTTTATATCCGCTGGTCATTACAACACCTGCATCTGCCTTCTTGAACATGCAGATGAAGTAGTGGCGGAAGTTCACCTTGTTGCGCTGGTACTCAGGGTCGTTCTCAGCAGGGCTCCAATACATCTTGGTGGAGCCAGTAGCCTTGAACACACGCTGTGTATAGAATGCAAATGAGCAGTGGAAATCACCTGCGGTATCTCCCTTGTCACCGACTGCCTTCTTCACTCCATTGGATGTGTAATAAGGGGTATTGGCAAATTCATAAATGTCAAAGCCGTAGAGCTTACCCACCTTGCCGGTGTTGCGGTCGATGTTGTACTGCTCCTTAAAACGCTGATCGGTCTCCAAGAGGTCGTTCACATGGTCGGTACACAATACGAGGCGACGGTTGGTGGTCGGAACGTCCAATTTGTCGAGGGCTGCCTTCATCGCAAGCAGGTCCTTGACGGTCATTTTGAGACGACCAGTAGCAGCATCACGTTCGCCGGTGGTGGTCAGCACTGGGGTCTTGGCTGTATTCTTCTGGGCGCAGAGCGCATGTGCTGCCTTGGCGAACTTGGCATCGTTGATGGCGTTTGAATGACTCTCCTTCACTCGGGCAATCTTGTCGTAGCTGATGGCGTACAACTCATCATCGGTGATAGGGGTCACCTTGGTCTGGAACTTGTCAAGCTTAATGGCGATGTCCTTGTCATCAAGTGCCTGCAAGGGGATTGGGTAGGTGGTGTTGTTGACAAGCACGTCAGGGTCAACGCCAACCTCCACCAAGTGAATCACATCATTGTCAACGATGCTTGAACTGTCGGGGATTCCATCAAGCCAAGTTCCTGCGAGAAACTCACGCAAGGACTTAACCAACTCTCCAGTCCAAATCTCCTTAAGCACGCCCTCGCGTGCCACGCCCACTGGCATTGCACCGCTCACGGCTAATGCGATGGCATTGGCACCTACTGCACCTGCCACGGGCGATACGCCCAAAGTCATACCGAACACGGCTCCTGTAAACGCATTGAACAGCAAAGCCGTAATCATGGTCAAAATTGTTTTCATTCTTTTTGTATTATTGGTTTGTACTAAAGTTCACACTCCATGCCGTACTCCTCCTTGTAGAGTCGCTTATACTCCTCGGGCTGCTCTTTGCGGAGTGTAAGGAGTTCAGCAGACGGCACATCGCTCAGTTTCTTGTATGTGGCAGGCTGCTGGGTTGGAGCTCCACCCTGGTGGCCGATAACGGCACTGAGCTTCATCTGTGGCGACATGGCAGAGATGATGCGCTCCAACTTCTCCTGACCAATTTCCTTGCCGAGGTTGATGAACTCGTCCTTCTTGTCTGTGGCGATACGCTTCTCGCCGACTGCTTTCTCCACAACGGCAGTGATACTGGCAAGCGTGAGGGTCTCCTTCTCCTTCTGGAGTCTCTCGTTCTCTTGCTTAGCGGCATTCAGCTCGTTGAGCTTGGCGGTGATCTCCGCATCAGTCGCCGTTTCCGGCAAGCCCAACTTCAGGGCATACTGTTTCTGTTCCATTTGTTTTTGATTATTATTGTTCAACATTGGCAAGGGACACTCGCTGTCCTTGCCGAGAGTAATCTTCTTGCCGTCCTTCTGCAGCACGATGGCATCATCATTGGCTCCAATGTCCACCAAGCTAACCTCAAACAGTTTGCTCTTGGTGACGGTAGGACTGGTCTGACCCTGCACAAGCAGTTCGGGGTCCTCACTTGTCTCCAGAATGTCAAGCCCTGCGCTCACCATCTTCAGACTGCCGAACTCATACTGCTTCTTACAGCGTGTGGATAGTTCGGATGCTTCGTCAAACATCAATTCGCCGGTCACTTCACCATCCTCCACCTTCAGGTCTTTCACATAGCCTATCACATTACCACGCTCGTGCATATACAGCAGGACGGGGTTGCGCTGATACTGCTCCACATTCATGCCAGCTGTCAGCACTCTTGTGCCGTAGCTGTTCAGGCTATCGTTGGTTATTCTTACGCGTTTTCCTTTACTCATATCATTGTCGTTTTCTGGGCTGCATTGCCCGATTCGCAGTGCAATATTACGAGGTAATTGTCTGTCCGCCAAAAAAGTGTGCAATGGTTGCACACTTCTATGAAACCATTGCACACTTTTTTGGAGAGCCACCGAAATCGTGGCACTTTTGCAGAAGGAATCGGGGCGTGGTATGCCCTGATGTGAACAAAAACCTTATCAACATGACAAAGGCAGATATTGAAAAAAAGAAATCGCTGGCACGCACGCTCTATCTTTCGGGCATGGAGCAGCAGGAGATTGCGGAGAAGGTGGACGTGTCGCGCGTCACCATATCCAAATGGTGCTCAGCCGAGGGGTGGAAAGAGGCTCGTGCCGCCAAGAACATCACACGCCCTGAACTGGTGAACAAACTGTTGCTCACCATCGACACACTCATTACACAAGTGAATGGTTCTGACGACCCTGCACTCATTGCAGGACTTGGCGACAAGCTGGCTAAACTCTCGTCGGTCATTGAGAAGCTCGACAAGAAGGCTAATGTGGTGGATGCCATCGAGGTGTTCATGGCGTTCTCCAAGTGGCTGGAGTACCGCTCGCAGACAGACCCAGAGGTGACTCCCGAACTGATGCGTGTAATCAACAAGTTCCAGGACATGTACATCACAGAACAGATGGGCATAAAATAGTGGAGGCAGCCTATGGCAACAGCAGCGGAAAAGAAAAAGGCATACGAGGAGTGGAAAGAGCGATGCCGGCAAGTGCAAGCCATTACGGACACGTCACTCCTGAAAAGCGAAACGCCAGTAGAAAGGGACATGCGTATCAAACGCTTGCTCAACAACTACGCAGCGTTCTGCGAGTATTACTTTCCACACTTCCTGCAATTGCGTGACAAGACGACCGGTGAGGTCATACGCACCATTCACAACGCTCCGTTCCACAACGAAGCTGCACGCAAGGTCCGAAACACGCCCGACTTGAAGGCTGTATTCATGTGGCCACGCGGTCACGCCAAATCGACCCACCTTGATGTATTCACGCCGCTCTGGTTGATGTTCCAACCGAAGCGGCTTATCAACTTTATGGTGGTTGTCGGAAAGTCGGAGGACAATGCCGACCGATTGCTTGGAGATATTCAAGCGGAACTGGAATACAACCAGCGTCTCATTGCCGACTTCGGACAGCAGAAGAACGACGGCGGATGGCAGGAGGGCGAGTTCAAGACAAAGAGCGGTGTGAAGTTCCTTGCCTGCGGTCGTGGGCAGTCACCTCGTGGTCTGCGTGACCGTGAATCTCGCCCTGACTACATCGTCATCGATGACCTTGATGACGATCAGCTTTGCAAGAACGACAAACTCGTACACGACCTAACCGACTGGGTGAAGGAGGCTCTCTTCGGTGCGCTTGATGTGGGCCGTGGCCGCTTCATTATGGTGGGCAACCTCATCAGTAAGAACTCGGTGCTCTACAATCTCTCACGCACAAAGGGCGTGTTCCTTTCTAAAATCGTAGCGGTTGATCGTAACGGAGAACCGGTATGGAAAGAGAAATGGACCAAAGAGGAGGCGCAGGCTTACCGCGACTTCGTGGGCTATCGTGCCTGGGAGAAGGAGATGATGCACAACCCTATCGTGGATGGTACGATCTTCCGTGCGGATTGGATTCGATACAAGCGTTTGCCAAAGCTCGAAAAGTACGACATGCTGGTGTGTTACACCGACCCGTCGTTCAAATCGACAACCTCCAACGACTACAAGGCGAGCCGCCTATGGGGAAAGATTGGCTCGGAACTGCATCTCATAGACAGTTTCGTGCGCCAGGCGACAGTCAGCGAGATGGTTCGATGGCTATACGACCTCTACGAGCGTACACGCGACACGGTGGCTATTCAGTTCTTCATGGAAGCGAACTTCATGCAGGATGTGATTTTGGACGAGTTTGCCGTGGAAGGTGAGCTGCGTGGCTACCAGCTGCCCATCATGCCCGACAAGCGAAAGAAGCCAGACAAAATCCAGCGTATCGAGGCGGTCAGTCCTCTTTGGGAACGTGGCTTTGTCTGGTACAACGAGCGCAAGAAGGAAGACCCCGATATGCAGGTGGGCATAGAACAGACGTTGGCGTTGGAGCGTGGCAGCCGTGTGCATGACGATGCGCCTGACGCTGATGAAGGCGCAATATGGATTCTCCAGCGCAATACAAGACAGGAAAGTTTCAAACCGGTGTTCGGCAAAAGACCGACCGCCAAAAACATTTGGTAACAATGATACAAGTAATAAAGGACATTATCTGGGGATGGCAGTGCAAGCGTGCCATCAAGAAAGCCAACAAGCTCTCAAAGCTGCTTGGCATGAAGTATTATGTGATTTACATGAACGGCTCGCTGAAGGTCGTACCGAAACGCACCATCCGCGAACTGGTTGCCAAGCACCGCTTCCGTAAGGGTGTAAAGGTTGCCGACATCGAGCGTCGTGCCATTTATGTGACGCATTAGGAAGGAGGCTTACTATGTTTATCACGGAAGAGGACTACAGAGTGGTCATAGGCGAAAATGCGCTGAAGGTCGTGTCACAGGCATCGCAGGAGATACGCGACAATGCGGAACTGGAGGCTTGCGAGGAGATTGCCGGCTACCTCAGACCAAAATACGACACGGAAGCGGTGTTCTCGGCTGAAGGCGGAAACCGCAACCGTTTGGTGGTAATGTATGCCGCTGACATTGCGCTCTATCACATGATTGCCGCTATGCCCCAAAAGATGGGCAGCGAAATACGCAAGGAGCGCTACGAGCGTGCCATAAAGTGGCTGGAAGGTGTGCAAGCCGGAAAAATCATCCCCGACCTGCCGCTCAACACCGACGAGGACGGCACACCGACTGGCGACTTGCTCATATTCGGTTCACAGAAACAATTACGACATAACTGGTAACGCTATGGATATAAAGAACTTTTTCAGCGGTATGTTCGGAGGTGGCAGTCAAAATATACTGCACACGCCAAACGGGGACTTCAACCTTGCGAAGTCGTCTGACCGCAAGCGCATAAAGAAGATGGTCATCGAACTGCAACGCACCACCGATGCGCTTACACGCAGGGACATTGCCGACTGGCGCAATGCCTGGCAGATGGCTATAAATGTGGACAGCCCGAACCGCCAACGTCTCTACGACATATACCGCGATGTGGATATTGACCTTCACCTATCGGGCTGTGTTCGCCAGCGTGTAGGATTCGTCATGGCGAAGTCCTTCAAACTGGTCGATGCAAAGGGTAATGAGAACGAGGAGGCACACCACTATTTCGACCAGGCTTGGTTCAAGCAGTTGCTCGAATATGCGCTTGCCGCCAATCTTTGGGGACACTCGCTCATCGAACTTGGCGACCTCACCACCGATGGCGACGAATGTCCTTGCTATACGGATGTGAAACTCATTCCACGGAAGCATGTCATTCCGGAATACGGCCGTGTGATTCAACAGCTCGGGCAGGACTGGACTACGGGCATCGACTACCACTCAGCCCCATTCTCTGACTGGCTCATTGAAGCCGGACGGCCTGACGATCTCGGCCTGTATCTGAAGGCTGCCACGCAGACCATTCCGAAGAAAAACATGTTGGCATTCTGGGATTCCTTCGGCGAGATTTTCGGTATGCCGATGCGTATTGCACGCACCACCTCACGCGACCCCAAGGAGATGGGACGACTTGAACAGATGCTCAAGGGTGCCGGAGCAAGCCAATACATGGTGGCAGGGCAGGACACGGAGATTGAATTTGTGGAGAGTGGCAAGGGCGATGCCTTCAATGTCTATGACAAACGCATCGATCGCGCCAACTCGGAACTGTCAAAGCTCATCATCGGACAGACGATGACCATCGAGGACGGCAGCAGCCTCTCACAATCAGAAACACACCTTGAAGTGTTCGAGAACCTGGTTGAAAGCGACTGCACCATGCTGCGCGACATCGTGAACAACCAGCTTATCCCACGCATGGTAAAGCACGGCTTCCCAATCAAGGGACTGCGCTTCGAATGGGATGATGCCGTCGATTACACACCGGAGCAGCAGGTGGCATACGAGACCATGATTGCCGACCGCTACGAGGTGGACCCGACATATTTTGCGGAGAAGTACAGCATGCCTGTTGGGGAACGGCGCAACGCTACACCCATGCTACCCGGTGGCGGTGACGATGATGGCGACGAGGGCAACAATGAGCCACAAGACGATGACAAGGGCGACAAGAAGAAAAAGCAGCAGCAAAACGTACACGGCTCTTTTTTCGATTAAGCCCCACCGATTATGTGGGGCTGCACCAACGCTATGCCCAGCTGTTAGGCGATGATCCACAAACATTGTCGCTGTCTAAGGAGCAAGAGCAGATACGCAAGCAACTCTCTGGGCTGTTCGACGGCATGATGCGCACGCTCTATTCTCAGAAAGGGTCGGAGTTCCGCATCGAGGTGCTGGCAGAACCGAAAGTTCAGGAGTTCATCAATGCCCATGCTGGTGCTTTGGATTCTACTTTCAAACAAGTGGAGATGTCTGATGCCATGCGCAAGCGCCTCCAACGGTCTGACTATATCTTCTCCGGCATGAAAACGTTCCACGAGCTCAACGAGGCGTTCCCGTCCTTGCTGGATTCTAACGGCAATAGAAAGACGTTCGAAGCCTTTTTGAATGATGTTCGGAAGATAGACAACACCTACAACTCCAACTACCTCCGTGCGGAGTACAACTTCGTGCAGTCGTCTGCGGAGATGGCTGCCAAGTGGGAACGGTTCTCGGAGGACGGCGACCGCTACAACCTTCAGTACCGCACGGCTGGCGACGGCAAGGTGCGTCCGGAACACGCTGCGCTCAATGGCGTAACGCTTCCGCCTTCCGACCCATTTTGGGAAGAATACTATCCTCCTAATGGCTGGAACTGCCGTTGTACCGTGGTACAGGTGCGCAGGTCAAAATATCCTGCCACGCCACACGACGAGGCTATGGCACTTGGCGAGGAGGCTCTGCAGCTTGATACGAAAGGCATCTTCCATTTCAACCCCGGCAAGGAGGACAAGACGGTGCCCGACTACAATCCCTACACCATTCGGCGATGCCGGGACTGCGACATCGCAAAGGGCAAAATCAAGTTGGCAAAGTTTATTCCAGAAAATGAGTTGTGCGCTGCATGCAAACTCATACATTCATGTTGGGCTAAAGTCAAAGAAGAAACGCCAGAAACATTCACTGAGTGCGAAACATCAAACGGTAAATTACGAGTAAGCTCAAAACATGGAAGAACCGAAAAGAAAGAGAACGTGAGAGTGGGTAGGTATCTTGCGGAAAAGCACGGCTACGAGATTGACCTTATAGCGAACCCACAGAACGAAACTTCTGCTGATAGTTACAACAAGACATTGGGAATAGAACAAGAATATAAAGTCAATGCAAAGCCAACAAAAAGTTCTATCGACAACCTTATTAGAAAAGGGGCGAAACAGGCGGACGACTTGGTTTTGTTTGTTGATTCTGGTATTTCGTTAGACGAGTTGAGCAGTGCTTTACACGACAGAGTAAGAAGAACAAATCTAAAAACTGTAATGGTGGTCATTGATGGAATGGACAAAACCTACACTTACGACGAAATTACAGCTAAAGGCTTTAAAGTAAGACAGGCAGACTTGAAATAATCAAGACTGCCTGAATGTGGGGTCCAATCCTCTTACGAGGAATGATCCGATGCAAAGGTAATAACATTTTTCCAAAACACATCAAGATATGGAAGAAAAAATACAAGACGAGAAAATTAGAGAGGCTCTCAACGCCCCAGTAGAGCACACACTGCGCTTGCCGATAGAAGTAGTATTCCCACGCACAACAACCATGGGAAGACTTTGGCAAGCCATGAAGCGGTTGGTGAGGGAACCTGCCCCACAACCCCAAAAGAGCCTTCTTGATATTGCCGTAAGCAATTTGACAGTGCTTTCAACTTTAGTCTGTACTGCAAAAAGCAATACAACACACCAGCAAGGACAGTCAGCAACAGAAATAACACACTCGCTACTGTCAGGCAGCGAAGAAGCATACTCCCTTGTGACATATCGCCAAAAACAGCAATTATGCCTATTAAAGTTGCGGCTATGCCTGACTGATGGCGTATTAGTGATTCGTGCTGAAGCTCCACTCTCTCTTTGGCTTCAATCAGCTCTCGAACAAAGCCATTCCAGCCTTCTCCTGTATCATGTAGTACTGTCATCTTTTTTAGATGCAAAGTTATAACGTTTCATTCCAAAACTCGTAACAACGAACAATTTTATCACGTTTTGCACAGATATTCAGTAACTTTGCAGTCGGTAGAGCCACCCAATAGGCCGTGTGGTCTATCGCGGGTACAACAACGCGAACGCGAATGGCGGTGTGTCGAATGCGAATGCGAATAACGATGCGTCGAATGCGAATACGAATGTCGGCTCGCGTCTCACCAACAACAATCGGCGTACAACGATGGGGACGTGTCCCCGATGTGGTGCCGAGGGTGGCAAGCCACAGCAAAAGCAATTCTTTCCAATGTTTCAAATATTGGAATGTTTTGGAAAGCTGAAAAATCACGTGTCGGGCAATAGGGTTTGGTAGGCTGGCAACAGTTCGAAGAAGTCTGGCCCGGGGAAAGGAAGGCCCATATCTTCCATCATTAAAAACAACTGATGCTATGCGCAGAGAAGGTCATATCATAGAGGAGGTAGTCGAATATTCCAACATGGCGGAATCATTCGACCAGGTTCTCAGTGGCACCAAACGGAAGAAAAGCCGACAAGGACGCTACCTGATCGCGCATCGTGAGGAGGTCATCAAGGAACTCTCTGAACGTATTGCTTCTGGCACATTCCATGTGACCGCAAAGGACATTGAGGAGAAAGATATTATAGAGGCCGGCAAACTACGGCACATCCAATTCTTCAAGAAGCTGAAGAACAGCATCGCTGTCCACACCATCATGTCGGTGGTGGATAAGCATCTGAAGAAGCGATTCATCAGAACGACCTCCGCAAGCATCAAGGACAGGGGAATGCACGACTTGATGAAGTACATTCGCCGTGATATGCAGGAAGACCCGGAAGGCACAAGGTTCTGCTACAAGTTCGACATCTCCAAGTTCTACGAGAGTGTCAACCAGGACTTCGTTATGTACAGTGTGCATCGGGTATTCAAAGACAAGAAGCTCATAGCCATGCTTGACAACTTTGTCCGCATCATACCGCAAGGTATCAGCATAGGGCTACGCTCGTCGCAGGGCTTGGGCAATCTGTTGTTGTCTGTGTATTTAGACCATTATCTGAAGGACAGGTACGGCGTGCGTCATTTCTACCGCTATTGTGATGACGGCGTGGTACTCGGTAAATCGAAAGCGGAACTGTGGGAGATTCGTGATGCCGTCCATGAGCAAGTGGAACAAATCGACTTAAAGGTGAAAGCCAACGAGCGTGTGTTCCCCGTGGACGAGGGCATTGACTTCCTGGGATATGTCATCTATCCCGACCATGTGCTGCTGCGCAAGCGCATCAAACAGAAGTTCGCCCGAAAAATGCACGAGGTTAAATCGAGAAAAAGGAGGCGTGTCTTGATAGCAAGTTTCTACGGAATGGCAAAACACGCCGACTGTATAATGTTGTTCAATAAATTAACAGGCAAAAAAATGAAATCATTTAAGGATTTGAATGTCGCTTACAAGCCGGAAGACGGCAAGAAGCGATTTGCGGGTGCGGTGGTAAGCATCCGCGAGTTGGTGAACCTGCCCATCGTGGTAAAAGACTTCGAGGTCGGAGTCAAAACCAGCCAGGGCGAAGACCGCTGTGTCGTGTCCATTGAGCAGAACGGCGAGCCGAAGAAGTTCTTCACCAACAGCGAGGAGATGAAAAAACATTCTCCAGCAAGTGAGTGAAATGCCAGACGGCTTCCCATTCGAGACCACCATCAAGGCGGAAACCTTCGGCAAAGGTAGAACAAAGTACATTTTCACATGATGAACAGAGTAAACGGAGCACAAGGGGTAAAGCTGCTTGAATGCACCAACCCCGTCAAAGGAAAATGGCGCGTCCGCTGGGACGTGCATAACAACGAGGATGGATCTGCCGACTATATGGAGGCTGAGTTCAACGGAAAACCATCTGAGGATACCATCAAGACCATGGTGTCGGAATGGTTCAACGACCGCACAAACGAGACCATACTTTCTGGCTTCGTGTGGAACGACATGAGCGTGTGGCTCTCAAACGAGAACCAATTCAACTACAAGGTGGCATACGACTTGGCTGTGCAGTCTGACGGCAAGACATTGCCGGTCACGTTCAAGTTCGGAACAGACGATGAGCCATGCTATCACACGTTCAGCACCATCGAAGAACTGACGGACTTCTATACCAAAGCCATGCAGCATATCCAGGACACACTGGCTGACGGATGGAAGAGCAAGGATAATTTCAATTTGGAGTTATACCGAGACTAAGAACAATCCCTTCGGGGGAGGGAAATAAAAAAGCCCCCGGCCTGTTAATTAGTTGTCTCACTTACTCATTAACACAACGATACCTCTTACCGGCACGACCGGGGGCATATACCCTCGTTCGCCAGTAAGAGGTTTATTTTTGTTGTGCGCGATTGCGCTGAATAAGTGAGACGATGCAAAAGTACTAAAAATTTCTGAAAATGAAAGTAATAGAGATACTTAATTTGAACAGGGAACTACTGATTTACTTCCAAAAGGCTGGTATAAGGCTTGACGATGTGCAATATATCGACCTTTTCAACGAATACCGCTCGATGTCGGCACAGGGCGAAAAAGTGTCGTACATCGTGGCTCGGCTTGCCTCGGAGTATGCCATAAGCGAGCGCAAGGTGTACAGCCTTATACGGCGTTTCAAAACTGACTGCAATCTACTTGCAGTGTAACGTTTGCGTATGGTCATTGTCGAGGGGACACGCGTTGTTACCTTTGCACCGTTTTCAAATTCAAAACGGTTATGAACAAATACCATCAAATTTTACAGAAGGTACTTACTCATGGCAAGTACCAGACCAACAAGAAGGGAAGCATACGCTATCTTCTCAACGAGCAGTTGGTGCTTTCCCCTGCTGACCTGCTCGACATATTCGAGGGGCACGGCATCGCACGAAAGAAGTTAAAGAACGAGCTGCAGCTCTTCATGCAGGGTGAACGCAATGTGAAGAAGTATCGCGAGGTGGGCATCAACTGGTGGGACTACTGCGGTGCCATTCTCGTAAACTCCTACCCTACCTACTTTGAGAAGCTGCCGCCACTCATCGCCAAAATCAACCGAGAGAAGCGCAACAGCAAGAACTATGTGCTGTTCCTCGGCTCCACCGATGCGGAGACAAACCAGGCACCGTGTCTGTCACTCGTTCAGTTCCAGATTGAGAACGACGAATTAGTGGTGTCGGCTTACCAGCGCAGCTCGGACGCGAACCTCGGCTTACCAGCCGACATCTACCACCTCTACCTCATGGCCCGGCAGATTGACCTCCCTTTGAAGTCCATCACGCTGAACCTTGCGAATGTGCATATCTACGAAAACAACATCGAACACACACGACAGTTGCTCAACGGAAACGAGAACGTGAAATTTGAACTGAACGTGTAAGGCATGAGAAAACAGTATTTATCGGCACCGCTCCCTTTCGTGGGGCAGAAGCGCATGTTCGCGCGTGAGTTCATCAAGGTTCTAAAGCAATATCCGGAGGACACGGTATTCGTGGATTTGTTCGGTGGCTCGGGCTTGCTGTCACACATCACCAAGTGCCAGAAGCCAGATGCCACAGTCATATACAACGACTTCGACGGCTACCGCAACCGCCTACAGCACATCCCGCAGACCAACCACCTTTTGGCTGACCTGCGCAAAATGGTGGAGACGGAAGGCATACCCAAGCACAGCTGCATCCGTGGTGAACTGCGCGACCGCATATTCGCTCGTTTGGAGCAAGAGGAACGAGAGGGCGGGTACATTGACTTCATCACCATTTCTTCCGGACTGATGTTCTCCATGAAATACAAATTGAGCATCCCCGAAATGAAGAAGGAGGCTCTATACAACAATCTCCGCAAGTCAGACTATCCTACTTGTGAGGACTATCTTGAAGGTATCACAGTAGTATCATGCGACTACAAAGAGGTGTTCGCCCGATACAAAGACATGCCGAATGTTGTGTACCTTGTTGATCCGCCCTATCTATCCACCGACGTTGGCACATATAATATGTACTGGAAACTTTCCGACTACCTCGATGTGCTGACCATTCTTGCCGGACATCACTTTATATATTTCACTTCCAACAAGTCATCCATTATTGAGCTTTGTGAATGGATGGGCAAGAACCCGACCGTGGGCAACCCATTCAAGAACTGCCACAAGGTGGAGTTCAACGCAACAGTGAACTACAGCTCGCACTACACAGACATGATGTTGTTCACCGATGCCGCCTAACGGCGTTATAATTCAATTCTAACGGCATTAAAAAGCCCCGGCGGTAAATTATCCGTCGGGGCTAAATCGTTGCGACATGGGCGGTTTATCGCAATAGGTAACGCACCGCATAACAGTCGATGCTTTCAAGTATCTCTTCGTGGTTGTGGTTGGTGTTCGTCTCAACAAGCGCCATGCCGTTAAAATCATCACCACTCAATCCGTCAAGGGCTGTATGCACCTGGTGGCAAAGGTCGAAAGCTGCATCATGGCCACCGTCAGCCCAGTCTGTCACAAGGTGAATAGTAACAAGTCCCTTGCCACGCTGACTGCCACCTTGAAATGGTGACCACTCTATCTTTCCAAACTCCACAAAGACGGCTGGACGCGCCCATCCTTCTTCCTGCTCTACAAACTCCACATTGTGGTTCCACAAATCGATGTGCTGCACTTCAGGCACATCGCTCGCCAGTTTTGCTTTAATGGCGTTGAATAATTCCTTTCTCATTTCAATTTATATTCGTGTTCAAAATACTCTGCAAGGTTCTCCTCGATGATGTCCTTGACCGCCTGCTCCACTTCTGGCGATGCTCCAAGAAATCTGCGGCGCGGTATCTTGATACTCTTGCCTTCTTTCATCAGAGCCATGTGCTTCCAGAACTCCGCCTCGGTACTCAGTTGTACGGTGCGCTTGTCGTTACGTCTCTCACCGTTCTTCTTGCGTCCGAATGAGCCTGTCGCCTCATGGTACTTATGCCAGAAGAATCGCTTCATCCTCGCCGTCACCTTTATCTCGCCTCCATCGTTATGTATGGCTGCATAAGGCAGTGTTGAGCAGAACGTGATACTGCTGTCTGTGGTTCGGCTGCTGATGCTCTGCCGCAACTTGCCGGTGTCTATCAGTATGGAACCGCCAGGACGTGTGGGGCTGCTTCTGCGCTGCCACGCCTCGTTGAAGAATGCCTGCCGTTCAAAGTTGCGGTCAAACTCATCACTCAACTCCACCCTAACGTCGTTTAGGATATTGCGGATAATTTTCTGTATGTCCTGGTTCATCGTCAAAGTCGAATTTTAGAAACGTCTGTGCCTCTTGTGGCACTTCGTTCTTAGGGTCACAAGAGGCATTGAGGAGGTTGTAGAAGGTACGCTCACATATACCATAAACAGGATACACGTACCTTCGCCATATCTCGCGGTTGCTGATTCCGCTTTTGGCATGTTGGTCGTATATCCTATTTATGTCTGTGACACGTTTCTGATAGCTTGCTCCTCGCCTCTTGCTCATAAAATGTTTTAGTGTCTGTCTCTTGGTTTATAGGGACGGATGTCATAGCTCATCTTTGCGCTGACGGTTACTCTGCCCGTTCCCTCACATTGGTCACATGTGCTTTCTTTGCCAGTCTCCTTGTCGTGGAGACGACCTGTGCCGTAACATTTACGGCACAAGGCCACTTTCGGTTTCTTCTCCACTTCCAGTATCATACGGCATCCTCTTTCTTGGGTTCAACGTAGAATGTCTCGTCCTGCACCACTTGGATACCGCATTTGTTCATCTGAGGAACAATATTCTCCACGTCGCGGTCTGCAAGGAGTTTGTCCTTGGCTATCTCCTCGGTCTGTCGCAGATAGCCTGGTAGGAACTCCTTCACCAGCTGCAGGGCGCTTGCCCATGTGAAGCCTTTCAGGGTCTTCAGCTTAGGTGTGCCAGTACGGAAGCCGATAACGCCATGCGTCATTTCAAGGCTCTTTTTCTTGGTGAACAACTCTGCCTGGTTCTCGGTAGCATAAGCCTGGAGCGTGTCGAAGGCTTTCTCCTTCTCACCTTCCAGTTCTGCCAGCTTGTTGGCATATTTCTCGCGGATCTTGGCACACTGCAATTCAATATCTGCCGTGATTTTCGCACTCTGTGCGTCTGCCTTTGCATAGGCTCCAAACGCGTCTTCGGCTGATTCTCTTGTCACACCGGTAATGATTACTTTCTTTTCTCTTTTTGCCATTGTAGTAAACTTTTTGTTGATTATTATTTTGATTGCTTATCACTCGTCTTCTTCTGGTTCCGGCCAGTCGCCTTCATCCAGTTCCTTGTCTATCTCGTATTCAATACACTCAAGAAATTCGATGTACTAATCTCCTTGGAGTTCTCTGTATGCGATGCCATGAATGTATTCCATCACACGCTTCACTTTCTCATTCATGCCTCACCTCCATTTCCAATTGGTACCATCATGTATTCCACCTGTGGCTGTGCTGGAGGTGTCGGTTCTTTCTTAGGTTTCAGACCTCCCTTGCGCTGGATGGAGCGGAGCTTCACCGATAGCTGCTCCAATTCCTCATTACTTAGTTGGGAGAACACCTTGCCGGCAATACGCTGATCCTGGCAAAATGCGTTGATGCGTGTCCAGTCTGTTGTATCGATGCCGAGCTTCTGCATCAACCTCAAGCACTGGCTTCGATGCTTGCGCTGCTCGTCCTTGGCGGTGCGTATCAATTTGGCTGTAACACCTTCGAGCTTGTCGCACATCATGTCGTACTCCTTACGGGTCATTTCCCTAAGCGAAGTGGTACGTCCATTAGTGAATTGACTCACCACTCCTTCCTTGAACTCATCGCCCAGCTCCTTGGTGGCAAACTTGTAGCTCTTTTTGAGTATGCCATAGAAGCGTGCGAAATTGGTTACTTCCTGTGCCATATCTATTTCATTTTCGACAACCTTATTCTTTCACTTAACACCTTCAAATTACATTCAGGACAACACTCACCCTCATCTTTCAATGGATGAGGATTGTTTCCATAGCCGATTTGGGGCTTACCGCAAAGGCAGCAGGTGTATTCACGAACATTGTTCTCATGACCTTCAAACATCACTTTAATGCCACACGAACTGGCAACATCCAGTTCCAGTTTTGCTCCCTTGCTCAATTCCCAGCCTTGCAGCATATAGATGCAATCACACTTCAAAAGCAGGGCAATGTCCACTCTCATGTGCTCCATCCAGTGAGCATCCTGCGAAACGCCATTTTCAAATGGGTTCACCGGCTCGTAACCTTTTATGGAGAGATAGCGTGCCGCATGATCAAAGGTTGCCATACGCTCTTTAAGGTCGTAGTGGGCTATCGCTCCGCTGATATAAACTTTCTTCTTCATCTCAGTTATGTTTAGTTGTTAGACTTGTCATTATAAACCTCCACGGCTTTCTCCGCCCAGATGGTGTAGTATTCACTTACGTTGCCTGAATAGCGTCCTTGACAGTAGGCCCTGAAGCCTTGCGTTCTCACCTTCACACCAGCTGCGTATTTCAGTCTGATGGCAGGTTTGCCGATTGGTTTGCCTTTATCCTCTTGGCTGACGAAAATGAAGGTCTTGCGCTTGAAACGGTCTATCAGTGCCCTGGTCAGTGAATATTCCCACCCTGCTTCGTATGCGTACTGGTAACTGTCCACGATGATAAACTTGGCACTCTTGGGTTTCGCCAGGCGTTCTTCCAATGACTTGATGTCGCCATCGGTAATGAGGCGGAACGAGCCTTGAACGTCAGTCATCTTGAATTGGGCAAGCCGTCGTTGCATCGACAGGCCAACGCCCTCTTCCAAGGACACATACAACACGCTACCTATACCGCAGAGCATCTTGGCAAACTGCATAACGAAGGAGCTCTTGCCACTGGCACTGGGTCCGCTGATAAACCATGTATCGCCCTCTTCTGGCTGACCGAACACGTCTTTCCATTGTCCTTCAAATGGTAGTGCCTTGCACTTGATATTAGCCACATCCTTGGGACTATATGCTCGCTTTGCCATATCACTTCTCTGTTTCGATAAGTTCTGATACAACAGCGTCCGCTATCTTGACTGCATATTTGGCAATGAGTTCGGCTGTCATTTCTTCACGATCATGGTGAAGGACTGGAGCCACAAACAATGCAGCCTTGGCCAATTCATAGCGACGTTGCTCCCAGTCCACCTCGTTATTTCGTTGTCGGCGGTTTATTTGTATAACCGCGTCCATATATTGCATTTCCATCTTTGTCATCATGCCTGCACTCTTTTTAGTTTTTCTATTTCCGTGTAAACTCGCCTCAGTCCCCCACCCGACTTGCGCACCAGGGTAGCAATATCCGCACCTTCTGGGGCGTTCACCTTTGTCACCACGCTCGCCTGGTCTTTCAAGAACTTCTCACGCTCCTTGCAGTCATCGGGCGTTACCTTCGAGTAGCGGTCACCGTATCGGCTGAGCATCTCGGTATAGCCCACTTTCTTGCACTCAATGGAGCGATTGATTTTGGCTTTCAGTCCGTCCGCACCCATCATATACCAGGCGCAGCATCTTTCTGTAGCGTTCCACAAGGCTTTGAGTTCCAGGAATGCCTCATACTGCAAGTCGCCAGCCTCGTCCAAAATGATGAGTGGGGTGTCGATTGAGCGCAAGTAATAGACCAAATCCTCGTACACGTCGCTGTATCTTCCATTGCTGCCCACACCAAACTCAGTGGCTATCTTGCGCACCAGCTTCAGTTTGGTCTTCACTTGGGAGCAATCCACATAGATGGCATTGCGGTGGCACTGCACATAATAGCGTGCCGTGAATGTCTTGCCGATGTTGGGTATATCACAAAGTATCGCACTCAGTCCGCTCTGTTGGCTGAACTCCAGCTGCTTGGTGATATATTCGAAGGTGGCGGTGCGTGCTGGCTTCCATTCAATGCCTCCTCTGAGGTTCACACCCAGTCTTCGGGCGATGGTTATCCAGTTGGCTTCGCTCAGTGCCTTGTCGGTCTGACCATTCTTGATGGCGCTATATACCGAGGTGCTGATGCCCAATGAAGCAGCGTGCTTGGCATCGCTCGGATAGTTCGTGCGGTTGGTGGCTATAGCCTCCAATATCCGCTTCTTGTTCTCATTCGTTATCATGTCTCACGTTATTTTAATTGTATTCTAATATCATTCTATAAATCTGCCAACGGGTCAGAAATGTGGTAGGTCACTTCCATTTCCTGCTCACTTTCCATCGGTGGAAGTTCAATCGGTGGCGGTGGTGCAGCCTCTTCATGGGCGGTCTGCTCAGCCTTGGATATGCCCACACTTGCTATGGCGTTCTTCTTCACGTATGCGTTGAAGGCTGCTATCTTCTTCTGCTGGTTCACGAATATCTCTTTGTCCTCGTCAGTCTGCTCCGCATCGGCCGTGTTGAACGTGCCCACGTCCTCGAGCTTGTCGATAAGGCGGTCGTTCTGGAAGATATAAACATCGGTTGCGTTGCCGTCCTCATCGGTCAAATAGTAGGCATCCACCTTATAGTTGTTCGGATCGAGACGTTCCATCACCTCAGTCTTGCTCAACCACCAGTCCTTATACGCCACTCTGCAGTAGCTGTTCCTGCGTATGGAGGTCTCTGTGTGCTCGCCGATAAAGCGTGCCCACACCGATTTGTCCATTGGCTGAAGCGTTGGGTTCATATTGGCTTCAAGCACTTGCCAGCGTGTCATGCCGGGGTATTTCTTTTGGTTCGGGTGGAGGGTATTGTTGAACTCCTTGATGTCACGGATGTCATCAGCAATCAGTTCTTCCCATGTGTAGTACTGTTTGTCCTCGTAGGTGTCATTCTTCTCATCAAACACCTTCTTGGCCTCCGTGCGGTAGTGTCTGTCTTTGGCATAGAAGCGTCCGATGCCGAGATGGTTTCTATGCTCCACACGGCGTTTCTTGGCACCGTTCATCGGCTCAGCGTATTTCTCTTGGGAGTTCATCGGGGCGCAGAAGCGCACAAATGGGAACAATACTCCTGCCTTCAGGAAACTCTCTTTCCACTGACTCATCAAGTGGTTCTCCACCTCAACCTGTGCCGGGCAACCCCAGCCCTTGCTTTCTATCAGTCGGAACATCGAGCGGAAGCAGTCGGCAACCAAGTCCACGTTCTTGTTGCGGTTGTAGGCGTAGCCCACCACGCACTGGCTTGTGACATCGTAGGCGTAGTATGCCTTCGGCCTTGCCTTGGTATCCTTCAGTTTGCGTGGGAGGTCGCGGTCATCGAATGAAATCTTTGAGAACGAGAACTCAGGCGCATGGCGGTGAACGTGTGGCATCTGCTCGTGCATGAATGTGGTGTAAGAGTCAAGCGAGTGTTCAATAAACAGTCGGTTCTTGGGCTTGTTAAGATAGTTGGTGATGGTGCTTTCGCTCAGCGACTTCGGGTCACCGTTCTTGTCGGTCCACTCGCTTGCGTCGAAAAGCTCACCGGTCTCTGGGTCATACACGTCCAGCTCACCGCACACAAACGAGTTGTACAATTCCCAAACATTGGTATTGAACGGCTTGTTGGGTAACACGGCTATCGACAGAATCAAACGCTCGGTACGGTAATCCACCTTACGACTTGCCTGGTTGCCGAACTTTCGGCTGATGAGACACTGGTAGCCGTCTCGTTGGTACTCGTTCACCTTCTTGCGGAAGCGCAACATACTTGCAGGCAATGTGTGCCCGGTCTTCATACGGTAGCCCTCCACAGCTTGCGACATCATGCTCCAGTCATACTTCTGGCCCATCGTCTTCTGTATCGCCTTGGCGTTGTTGTAGAGTTTGATACAAGCATTCAGCACGCTGGCGTTGGTCACATACTCCTTCACATGAGCATCGGTAGCGTGGTCGTGTCCGCACTGGTTGCGCCAGTCGTTGAAATATGCGACAGCAGCCTGGTCCACCTCGTAGTTGGCATCAAGCCAGGCAAGCAGCACCTCAAGCGACGGGTCCGGATAAATCTCCTTGAGTTTGTCTTGATAAGCATCGGGCAGACTGCTAACCGCGATGAGCGCATAGTTCTTGGAAGAGCCTCCACCACGACGCACTACATCAATGCGACCGCGTGCGGAGAGCTGCTTGTAGTTTGATACGGTCATCACACCGCCATCCACAAGTTCCCGCATCGAGATGCAAAGTCTGTTATCGTGGTACTCCATACTTACTCCTCCTTATCTCAATGTTGCAGCCCAGTTCTGAATCTCTGGTATATCACTGACCATTACCTTGTCGTAATGGCGAACCTTGACGCCCTTGTGGTACACGTCGCAACCTGCATCCTCCTTCTTTGAGAACTCAAGCATCACATCATTAGGGAGATACTGACGCATGTAGTCATCTGAATCATGAAGCGTTTCCATCTCTGGTGATACAACCATCACAATGCCGCCCTTCTGGAGGGCAAACATACGAATACGTTTTGCACGATCCGTCTCACCACGCTCCTTGTCAAAACTTAGGGCATTCCACACAGCGCGGTCACCCACCTTGAACACTTCCGCCAGTTCCTGACGAACCTCCTTTGTTACGTGAATGTACTTTTTCATATCTCACTTGTTTTAATTATTAACATATTGGTGGAGCTTGGGGAGTCGAACCCCACATGGCTATCCAGCGCACGGCAAACCTGCCACTCCTGCGGTCTTTCCCGCGGTCATCCGAGGCCAACCCTGCCGACTATCCAGTGCGGTGGCTGACTATCCAGTGCAGCACCCAGGGCCTCCGTGTTATCCTGCAATCATTTTACCTCGTTTATCTTCGGTCTAACGCTACATCCGTAGCAGGACATCAGCCGTCTTATCAATCTCGCCACATAACATTCTGGTGCTGTGAATACGATGCCGTCCTCTTCTGTGTAGCTGAAACTAACACCATCCATTATCAGAACCATTGCCACCTTGTGCTTCACGCTCTGCGTCTGCCACTCCTTTATTTCTGTATCATTCATATTCTTTAATTGCAAAAATTCGTTATTCTCGACCTTTTTTCGTATCTTTGGCCGCTCGTTCAATCTTGAACACGCTGCAAAGATAAACAAGATTTCTCGACTATGCAAGAAAAAAGACAAGAAAAATCGCCTATAAAGCAGAATATCTTGCTTTATCTGGCTCAAAAAGGGGTTTCACCCTATGAATTTTATAAAGAATCGGGGGTAACCCGTGGTATATTACAACAAAATAATGGTATAAGCGAAGATAATATTGCAAGATTTCTCGCCTACGCCCCAGATGTCAGTGTCGAATGGTTAATTACCGGCAGAGGTGAGATGCTCTCAACTATGCAAGAAAAAAAACAAGAAAAATCAGATTCGGAAGAAAAATTGCCTAAAGTTTCACACAACCCAACCATAGGCAAGCCTTATTATGATGTGGATTTCTTAGGTGGGTTCAATGAGATTGTCAATTCTCAAGTAACGATCCCGACCAACAACATCGTGATACAAGGATTTGAGAAGGCAGACTTCTGGTGTAATGTCACAGGACACTCCATGGAACCAAAAATTAACCATGGTGATATTATTGCCCTCCATAAATGCACCCTGGAGGACATTCAATATGGGGAAATTTACGCTGTCGTACTTGATACATTACGCACCATCAAGATACTCCGTCGGTCGTCAGATCCAAAGAAGCTGCGTTTCGTCCCTATCAATACGACAGACTATGACGAGCAAGAATACCCAGTAGAACGCATCATGAACGTATTTGAGGTTATTGGAAGCATTTCCAAGTTCTTCTAA